CACCAGCAATTCCAGATATTGCCTGACTAAGTGATTTAGCTATTGGAGCAATAATAAGCATTTAAGTCATCATTCTAAGAAGTCCACTAAGAACAGATGTTACGAATGACTCAAATGAGAACTTACCATTAACACAGAAATCTACCCAAGCATCTTCCATCTGTTTGAAAGTATCTATTGTGTAATTCTTCATTAGTGTTCCGTATTCACTATATCTATCAGATACTTCTTTTAATCCATCTAACCAACCTGCAAATGGATCTTTCTTTCTTAGATCACTTTCTTCTTTTATCTGTTTGTTAATATTAAGTATCTTTTCTAGAATAGGATATTGCATCTTCAGAGCATCTACTTGTGCTTTGTATGCTAACTGAGTTAACTCAGCTGCACCATTCATTTTACCTTCTAAATCTGCTATTTGTCTATCTAAATCAGCAACTTGTTTTTTGTAATCTAAATCCAGTCTAAGTAAATCTACATCTTCACCTCTACTAGATCTCAAATTCAACTGAGCATCTGCTAATTGCTTTTCAACATCTATCTTTGCTTTGTTGAGAATAGAACTTCTTTCTAGTTCTGCATTTTCTTTCTCTAGTTGTTGTTTGTATTCATTATTTATATCCTTAATATCCTTCTCAGCTTGAAGATAATCTATTCTTTTAACTAGTAATTCATCTGCAAGTTTCTTAGCCTTTTCTTTGTATGTATCACTTATCTTATCTAACTTATTGATGTCCTGTATTTGTTTTTCCCATTCTAAATTAGCTTTTTCTATATCTTGTTTAAGTTTATCCATGGTGCTAAATTGGGCAATTTCAGAATTAAGTTTTGTAACTATATCAATATACTTGTCCATCTCTTTCTTTAATGCTTCTGCACCTTTACTAGAAAGATCTGCTGCACCAACCTTAGCTGGTTTTCCTTTGTCATCTTTCGGTGCTTGAGCTAGAGCATAATCTGCAAACAATCCTATTCTTTTCTTTTGTGCAGCAGCTCTTATTTCAGCAGCTTGTTTCTCTTGCTTCTCTATTTCTTCTTTTGGCATCATGAGATTTGCTTTAACTATATCAGTAAGAGTTATTTCTTTCTTGTCCTTAAACTGAGTAGCAAGATATCCAAAGAATGCTTGCCACTTATTAATCATTACTTCTATTTCACCAGAAAGAACAATAACCCACCCAACAGCAGTAATTAATCCATCTGCTATCCATCTACCTATGGATGTTAACGAATCTTTCTTAGCCGAACCACGTAACTCCATCAAGAATTTTATTATGGTTGATATAGCTGGTGCTAGTTCAACTACCAGTATCATCTGTGCTCTTTTAGAATAGATAGCAAATTGTTTTAGTAAGTCATTTGCAGATTCTAACTTACTAAGATCTGATGCAGATAATATAAGATTATACTTCTGGGCGAAATCTAATGCTTCTTTATAACCAGCAGCTACAACCTTCAAATTTGCTGCTAATTTTGGACCAACAGCATCAGAAATTCTAGCTAGAGATGCAGTGGTATCATCCATCTTAGAAATTTTATCTAAGAAATCACCTATAAGTTCATCAGCATCTTTGAACTCTTTTGGATCAATTCCCATTTTCTTTAGTGCACCAACAATTTTTCCTTCACCAACCATAGCTTTAGACATAGATACTTGTAACTTTATCAATGTTCCAGTAAGTTTCTCCATAGGAACATCTGCCATTTCTGCAGCTATACCGAGAACTTGTAACATATCTGTTGATAGTCCTGTTTTAGCAGACATTTTCATTAGACTATCACCAGCTTCTAGTGCACCATCTATAATTCCTTTGAAGTAACTAACTGATAATCCTATACCAATTCCAGCAATTATCTTCTTGACATCTGTTCCAAACTTCTCGACCATCTTAGTCGCTTTGCCCATATCTTTCTGAAGTTGACCAAGATCAGCAACCATCTTGAGGGTTAGTGCACCAAGAACATTATTTGCCATTTATTTATCCCTATACTGCATGAAAGCTGCTTTGATTTTGTTTTCTACTTTATCTTCTTCTGGATCAGGTTTTCCTTGCATTCTATCACTTTCTATCTTACTGTATGCCATCCACTCAGCTAATTCTCTACTAGATATTCTTTCTAACATTTCAGCAACTGGCATTCCTAGCTCTTTGGCAAGGGAGAAGTAGAATAACCTTCCCCCTCGCTTACGGAGTTTTTTTCCAATTTCTTTACATCCTCATCTGTCATCGCATTTAATCTTTGAGCAACAGTAAACAGTTTGTCAAGAACCTTTGCTGATTTCTTCCCGAGCATCTTAATTTCTGCATCCGTGAATAACCTTTCATTATTTTCATCAACTAGACATTTAACAAGTAACTTCGCTCTAACATCATCTCGATTCATCTTAACTTCTTGACCCTTTAACTCATACAAAGACGCTTCATAAGCATCTCTTTCTGATCCTGTCATCATCTTAATCCTGACAGAACCTCCCCATTCAGGAACATCAACTTCTTCAAAAGTTAGATCCTGAATTTTCATAATGTCGTCTCTTTTCAAAATAGCCATAATACATTGCCTCCCTAAACATATATTAAACCTTTTTTAATCATCCATTTTATTTTAATAGAATCGCTAATTTTTTTCTTTTGTTCATCTGTTCTTTTATAACCTATAAAAGAGTTTATCATTTTTTCTCTTGTCTCTTTTGATATACCTCTTTTTTTAGCAGATTCTCTCATCTTATTTTTAGTTTCATCTGATACTTCATCACCTAATCTATATTTATTTCCTTTCATTCTTTTACTATTTTCTTTTTTCCATTCTTCTGTATGTGGTCCAAACTTTCTACCAGTCATCCATTTACTAACTTTTTTTCTATGTTCTTCTGTAACTATATGTCCTTTTGATTTTTCACCTATCTTTTTTCTTTTTTCTTCTTTATTTAGACTGTGTGTAAATGTATCTCCACCATCTCCTCCCCATGTGAGATTATAACCATTCTTAGATTTATGGGATTTAAAAAACAAAATAAATAAACTCTCTGCAATATCTAACTCTCTTTTTGTTTCGTAATTTCCTAAATGTTTCCATGTAAATGATTCTTCCCCATATTTTCTTATAGCAGTTTGAAAATAATTTTTAGATTTCAAGATTAGAGCATTTTTTATATGATCTAATCTTCTCTGTTCTAATGTCTTTGTCGTTTTTCCAACATAGCACATATTATTTTTCAAATTTCTAGCTATATATATTAATCCCATAATTATAACCTTCTAGGGAAGAGGCACAACTGTGCTGTTTGTCCAAGTGCAAGGACCAGTAATTTCTATTTGAGCATTAGCTTTGATAACATCATCTACCGCACCAGTAATTGAAAATCCTGTTACATATCCATCAAAAAGAATCTTTGTTTTGGTTTTGTCATCTGTACTATCATTCAACTTAATAACTACTTTCTTTTTGGTTCTAGCTGCTCTAGCTGCTCTTAATCTAGTTTGAACTGCGTTTCCTGTATCAAGGGTCATATCAAACGAAAATTGTCCCTCATCAGGAAGACCAACCATCTTTTCTTTCGCAGTTGAACCAAGATTTGTGATATCAATAATATTTGCTGAACCAGTTGGACCATTGAAACCAACTACAGATCCAATAGCATTAGCATCAGCTGTAGAGGCAACAGTAGTCCCATCTGAACTAAGATATAAAACTGTTCCTTGTGATTCATGTGCCATTTGTTGTCACCCCCTTATGGTGCCTGAGTTGTCCAGGTGATTGGACCAGTAATTTCTATTTGAGCTGTTGCTTTAATAATATCATCAACTGCACCAGTAATTGAGAATCCAGTGACATATCCATCACCGTGGAGTATAGAGACGGAACTGTCAGTAAGTCTTAAACACCAATGTCCCTTTGTTCTAGCTGATCTACATTCTCTCATCTTTGTTTGACCATTATCAGAAGTAGCAAGCGTAAGATCAAATGAAATATTTCCTTCGTCAGGAAGTCCCATCATCTTTTCTTTAGCTGTACTCCCAAGATTGGTAACATCAATAATAGCAGCAGATCCACTAGGACCATTAAATCCTGTTACTTGCCCAACGACTATTGCCGTTGACAATGCTGTTGTAGTGCTCCAAT